CTTTCCAATCTTCAACTTTTTCCTTTAAGAAAATTTTGAAACTTTTCATTCTTCTTCCCCCTCTTTACCCTCATTCTCTGTCTCATCAATCTCTTCTTCTTCAGTTTGTCTAAACCCCATTGGCATATCAATATAAACATCATAATTTTCTAAAAATTCCTTAAATCTTTTCATTCTTTAGTTCCATGTATTATCCCATGCTCTATTCTTGCATTGGGAAAAACTTTTTTTATTTCTGGTAGATGTGCTGCGGTGGTCATGTTGTTCTGCCATGAATCTTTCTTTGTTTGCTTTCCTTGGCCTGACCGGTCGCCTTCGTAAATGGAAATAAATATTCTTCCACCGGGCTTGAGGGCTTTGTGAGCAGTCTGAAGGGCTTCTTTTCTGTATTCAGGTTCCTTGATGACATTCAGCACATTGAACAAAGATGCACTGTCTGCTCCCCCCTTGCCCACCTCCTGCATGACCTTCGTATTATGTTCTTCTGGGCGATTGAAGGGATCAAAGACATGAGCCTTGACTCCTAATTTTCCTAAAAATTCTACGGCGTTGTCAAACTTTCCGCCTCCGATGTCGATGTGCGTAGTGTCGGGCTTCCATCCCATTCTCTTATGAATGATGGTGTAGGCTTCGGGAAGTTTGGTCTTGTTGATGCTGGTTGCGGCAGAGGAGAACTCTTGGGCATCTTCCAGTAAAAACTGCTTGAAGTTCTTCATGGAACTATTTAGTTTGACTAATCCACCCCCAGAGAGTATACTATGACCATGCAAAGCAATGATGTTGAACGACTTAAGCGCGAGGTTCAGTACCTTCGCAATTGCCTTCTGGAAGCCTACAATGCCCTGCCAAGCCTTCCCTGTACTTCGTTGGAGTCTTGGTTCGTCGTAGACCCCATCATGCGGGGTATGCGATCCTACGAGACTTCCTTCGATGTGGAGTTTGAGCCTGTCGTGGTAAAGCGCAAGCGCAAGAGAGTGTCCATGCACCTGTCCCGGTCTGTCGAGGCCGGGGAGATCGTGGCCGGTCGCCCGAGTGCCATGACGGATGTTGAAGTAAAAATTGATCAAAATTTGCAGCCAAAGTATTCAAGCATTGCCAAGTCTCTTGGCATGATTGATTGACTTCCCTCTTCCACGGAGTATACTAGGAACATGAACAAGACAATCGCAATGAAGTGGGTCAAGGCTCTTCGCTCCGGTAAGTACAAGCAGGGCGAGGCATATCTGTGTCAGATCACCAGCAAGGGCAAGAAGCACTGCTGCTTGGGTGTCCTGACCGAGATGTATCAGGCCGAGCAGAAGGCCAAGAAGAAGAAGGCTCTCCCCGCCAAAGTTGGCAAGATGTATCACGATGCCTCTTTCAATGTCGTGAAGTACGGCAGTGGTGAGTGTGCTGCTGAGGAACTTCCCCTTGCCGTCAAGCGTTGGGCTGGCATGGAGGGCAGACTTGGGGAGTTTGATGTTATGGACAAGGGCCACTATGGAAGCCTGTCGCACATGAACGATGACGGCCACTCGTTCAAGAAGATTGCCAACTTCATCGAAAAGAACTACGAGAATCTTTAATGGACAAAATTCTTACAGCACACTACCCGCAGTTTGTCCCCAAACGAGAATGCAATGGGATTTTAATTTATGAATTTTCCAAGTTGAAGTATCATCTTGGACAAAGCGACAATAACGGCGGTGGCGGTTACGATTACGACACCGACACTCGTGAGGGAACGATAAACCTCCTTGAGGAGGGTGCCGATGACGATGGCAGCGATTTGAGCATCTTCCTGCACTTCAAGGATGCTGAGATGCTGCGTAAGATGGCCATGCAACTCAATAAAGTTGCTGATTGGATGGATGGGGCTGATGCCTAATCCCAATGAGAATAATCCCATTCAGAAATTGTGGGAATATATCCCGCCGTATACGACTCCTAACTACCCACCACACGTCGAGGTAATCACCACAACCAACACAGGAGACACGCCAATGACTGATTTCGACATTGTTGCGGGGCTGCGTTCACGCTCTGCGTGGTTCAAGCGAGAGGATATTGCCGAAGTGCTTGAGAATGCTGCTAATGAGATTGATCGGTTGAACGATAAGGTGAGTTTTGTTTGCGGCGATCTTGCTTTGCAGGAGATTAAACGGCTACGCAACGAGCGTGACGAGGCACGGCGGCGAATCTGCGAGATGCTGCATGAGGAAGGCTATGGTCGCTCTCCCAAAGAGTGGGCAAAGCGCAAGGGATGGGACTGCTTCAAGGAGAACACCAATGGATGACAACACAGACATCGTTGAAAGGCTCAGGTCGATGTATTATGAGTTGAGCCGCAGGCAAGCATCCACCCCATTTGGGGAACGATCCGAACTGGACGGTATTCCTGCACTGCTATACGAAGCAGCCATTAAAATCCAAGACCTACAGGGTAACGAGATTGAACGGCTACGCAATGAGCGTGACGAGGCAAGGTGCATGCTGTGCGAAGAGTGGGCAAAACAGGATGGTCTTCCGTTGGATTGGCAGGGTGCACGTGGAGCAGAGGGAATGGCAGAGTTTGTCGGCTGGGACTGCTATAAGGAAAACAAGGAGAACACTAATGACTAAGACTAAAAATAAAACCGTCAAGACTGATACCGAAACCATCACCAAGATTTCTGATTTTGTTTGGGAACTTTCCACCGAAATGGATACCATTCGGGAACAGATGGAAGACCTCCAGATTCGGATGCTTTCCATTCGCAAGATGCTCCAGATCATGGAGAATCCCAAGAACAACTGATAGACTTGGACAAGTGGCAGAGTGGCTTAACGCGGCGGTTTGCTAAATCGCTGAAGGCAGTAATGTCTTCCGAAGGTTCGACTCCTTCCTTGTCCGTTTATGATAAATATATCAGAGAAGTCAATTATTCATAAGGAGAATTGAGATGACTGAAATTAATACTAGAAAGCGTGATATCAAATCCCTAATCGCAAACAAACAGACCACCATTGAGAATGAACTTGATAGTCTCATTGTGAAGGTCAAGCGTCTCACCAAAGAGCGCGACGAGGCTACCACAAAGGCCAATCTCTACAAGAAAGAGCGTGACGAAGCAAATACTAAGCTTGGGTTTGCATTACGAGATCTTGAGCGAGGAGAAATACAAATTACTTGCCCAAGTATTGAAGATAAAATTGATAGCCTTAGTGCAGAACGTGATGAAGCATTAAATGCCTTGAAAGTTGCTGCCGATTTGATTTCAACCATGCCGCAGTATGAATCTATGCACCCTGAGCAAGTGATGAATATGCTTATGCTTAAGGATACTGCTCCGCTGTTTAAGTTGAGCCGTGGTTCTTATGCACAGAAAACCAAGGAACTTCTTGAAACCACCCGTGGTTTGAGCAGCACAACCTCAATTGGCAATCAAAAGATTGAGTGCCTGCGATCTCACTTGGAACTTGTAACAGAAGAGATGGAGCGTTACTATAATGCACTCACTCCTGCACAGCGTGAGAATCTTGCAAATTTAAAGGAGAACAACAATGATTGAGTTCAGCCGTGGCAACTACGAACAGAAGAGCAGGCAGATTCTTGAAGCCACCCGTGGCTTGAGCAGCACCGACTTGGAGGGAACGCACCTAATTGAGTGCCTGCGATCACAGTTGTCGGCTGTTACCGAGGAGATCAAACGGCTTCGCAACGAGCGTGACGAGGCAAGGCGGGAGGTGTGTAGGGATGAGGCGTACCGTCCTTCTCCGTCACCACCATGCACGGCAAATCAGGTTGCAAATCGGCGTGGATGGGATTGTTTTAAGGATAACACCAATGAGTGATACCGACATCGTTACATGGCTCCGTAGCATTCTGCACAACGACCGTTCCGTTGAATTGCGTTGTCAGGAAGCAGCCAATGAAATTGAACGACTCCGCGAAGAACTGCGTGAATGCGAAAGCCTGCTTGATGAATATCGAAGAGTTGAAATGGACAGAGATAGATGGGACTCTTTAAGAGAGGACAGCAATGAGTAAGAAGATGACCAAAGAGCGTTGGAACTACCTCATGCAGCCTTTCGATGGCAATGAGGATGTCATGCTTACCGCAGAGGAACTGAACGAGGGATGGCATTGGTGCGAGGAGTGGGACGGTCTGCTCATCCATGTGGATGACGATGAGTTTGTCTCATGCACCTGTGGCTTCATGGAGAAGTTCCGCACACCCGAACGCATCAAGGCAATGCAGGACAAGATTGCCAGATGGAAGGGACCGCAGGAAGCGATGCAGCGGCTTGCTGATTTGGATGAAGAGTTGGGGTTGAACCCCGGACAGGAAAAATAAAAATGGCATACGCAGTTTCTACAATCTACGGTGAAGGTCAAAAGTTTTCAAAGTCAGTTGACCAAGGTTCAACATATCTTGGGGTTTCATACGCACAGCCGCTTGCGTTTAATCCCAATTTTGATGTGACGACTCCAATACGGGCATCGTTGTATCAGCCAACCGTCAGCAATTATCCTCAGGTTGACAAGTCTTTCTTCATGGGATCGTTTGATGGTTTTTGGGTTCACAAGGTATTCAACGATGGACACTTGGTAATGACCGTTCAGGGAGTCAACCAACAGATGTTTATTCCCGTGCAGCATGACCGCGTGGAAAGCGTCTCAATGTCATTTGGGGCAGAGACTATTCCTTATGACGGGCCTGTGCGTCCTCCCGTGCCGTCCCCCGGTGTCAGCGCAATGCTCGGACTGGCTGCTCTTTTTGCATGGGGCAAAAAGCGGTTTAAATAATAGGTGAATCAACAAGGAGCACCATTTACAATACCGTTGTGGGCATTTGTTTGTGTAGTGTTTTTACCCACAATAACGGTGTTCCTTGCCGAAGCCTGGATATGGTTCAAAAAACGTAATAAATAAAAAAACTCTACCGAAAGGTGGAGTTTTTAATTTTTATTTCTGATTGCAAAAACACTTTGTATTTGAAGATAAATATTTATATGGGAAAACCTGATAAAAAATTTTTAAGTGGCTTTACTCCTAAAACTCCAGAACAAGCCAGGAGAGAAGCACTGTTGGAAACGCAGGACAAGCAATTAAAGGCTTACAGAGCTGCATCCACACCAATGAAGATCCTTACAGAAGATCTTAAAAAAGCAACAGACAGATTTTTTAAATCATCCGACAACAACATAAATCAAGTTTTACATGTCGAAGTTCCAGAGGAAAAAACTAGACTTGTCGAACAAATAAAACTTGATGATCCTTTGGTAGTAAAAAACGGATCAATAAGTATTGACTATGAAAAATTATCTGAAGCATTTTCAAGTCAGATGGCTTCCATCGTTCAGTCAACATTAGACAAGGTTAGGCAAAATACTTTTGAAGCAGGAAGTCTTGCCGGTGGTGGCGGTGTAAGCATTCGGTTCAAGGAAGTTGGAGGAGAAAAAGTAAATATACTAAAATCCGTAAATGACATAATTTTTACTGGTGATGGAGTTACACTCACACGCCAAGGAAAAAATGTATTGGTAAACATTCCTGGAGCAAGTTTAGTTGCAGGCGATCCTACCATAGATTTTGCAAGAGAAGCCAGCATTCTTCAAATGCAGACCGCATTGGAGCAAATTTTTAATCAGGTGAATAATATTCAAGGGGTGGTGATTCCTACCTCTTATCCTAACGGAATTGGTGGAAATTCAAATCCATGGTCATCAACGAGTTTTGTGACAGCTTACACACCTTAATCAATGTATTATCCCGATTACAATCCATCTTTGCACGATGTCTACCTTTATGGACCATCTAATACTGGATATCCGATTGGATTAAATCCCAATTGTTTAATATACGGAGCCAGCGGTGATTATAGAAGTCTCAGTTTAAGATCAAGAGGATTTAATTATTTTATTGGTACACCGATACCTCCAGGCACACCAAATTCTTTATTATCAAATTATTACAATATAAACAGTCCACTTTTCGTGACACTTTCAGATAAAAGTGTTGGGACAGCTGTACACTTTACCGCAAATAAATCATCAGCATCAAATTTTGAATCTTATGGTTTTGATGCAAATTGGACAGGAACAACAACAGCATATCCGACAAACGAATTGTTTTTTTGGAATCAAAATTTTTCTGGAGTATCTTCATATGGGCCTTGGATAGGAGCATACAACTATGTGCCGTTGAATCAGATAACCGGTCCCACAAGTTATTATAAACCCAGATACTTTGTGAATTCTCCAGAAATAAATGGTCCAGCAGGACTGGGAGGAACATTCTACAAAATATGGAACATTGATAATTGTTTTATGGATCTACTGAATTCTGGACCAACTTTATCTCATGATAAGGTAAAATTTGTAACACCAGAATATATGATAAAAGAAATGGAACAGTTTGGATATACTGCAGAATTTTATACTGATGTAACACAAATAGAAGTTACAATACAAACTCAAAACGTATTTTTTTGGGATGGTATGGATAAAATTATACCAATAAGAAAATTGCGTTTTACTACACTTCCTAGTAATAGTTTTTTAACCAATTCATCAATTGCTGCTTTATTTATTTTAAATTCTGATCCAGGAGTTGGCGATTCCAGTGGTCAAATAGTTTATCTTAAAAATTCAAATTTATTTTTCTTGGGACAGGCAAATGTCGCAGCCACTATAAATGACAACGGGATATATTATCCAGCGGTGATGGGTCCCCGTTACATAGGAAATGTTCTTCCGACTTACAATGGCTGGCATACCAGAAACTTTGACAAAAAAAGAATAACATATGCTCATAGCACCGGTGTTACTCTTGCAACTCAAATAGATTTTGACAGAGCCCAAAACAAGTTTAATGATATTTTGAATCGCTTAAATATATTGTATAATACATTTACAAACTAAACATGCCTTACGCTCCATCAAGAATAACCGGACCAATAATTTTAACTTCAAATTCGTCATCGACGGATTTACCCGGAGTTACCCAAACGTCTTTTTTACCGGGTGCATCAATATATGCGTCTGCGTATTCACAGGAGCTTTATGCTAGAACTCCGGGAGCGCCAAACAATAGCGGAATAACTGCTGATTGTGCTTCTCATCTTTATCTCAATAACTATTTTGATCCTAACTTTTTGAATTTGATATCTGGTTTTGTTCCCAGTTATTACATAGATGTTTTCAAAAATGTAAAAACAACCTATACTGGAGTTACTGGTGGATTTACATTTGCAGGCGGAGCGGGTAGTTCCCGTGATCGATACGAAGCAATAAGAATAAATTATACGACAGGCGTTGCTCTTGCAGATTTGAGTGGCAACACATTGAGCGTCATAACAGGAATTGATTTAAAACACGATGTTTATCCAGGAAATACTCATATTTCTGGACAGCAAATTTTTTACAGAAAGCTCGGAAGACTCCCAGCTTGATTTACGGGCATTAGCTCAGCTTGGTAGAGCGCTTGCTTTGGGAGCAAGAAGTCGTTGGTTCAAATCCAGCATGCCCGACTTGACAACCGTGATATAAAGGATATAATAACCATATGAAAACCCTAATGAACAAACTAGCAATTCCTTTTCTCGTCCTTCTGTTCATCAACATGATTGGTTACGCATATCACTTCAACTACGAAGGCTGCGTGGTTGGTAGTGTTGTTGGAATGATCGTAGGCTTCCTCGCCAGCGAAGTACGTGCAAAGTTTGATTAAAATGCCTGGAAGCAAAAAAGAAAAACGCGGTCAAGTTCACAAACGATTCAAGGAAGCCAATTATGGTCAACTTGAAACCCAACAAGACATTGATCGTATGTATCCGAAACCGAAGCATTATCGCATGATGCCACCGCACCTCAAGGAACTCATGATGAAGGATCCGCGCACCATGAGCAGATCGGAGGCATTGAATATGCAGGCAATCAGCGAGCACTACAAGGCTCTCTACGAAGAGCAAAGGCGCAAGAGTCGAGAAGACCACGAGAAGAAACATGGCAAGAAGTAGATCACTGCGCAAGGGAAAGGTATTCAAGGACTTCAAGGATCGAAGAGAATATAGAGATCCACAGAAGTCTGCGGATTTTCCTGATCCTCCGCATTATTCCATAATGCCAGAAAAAGTTCGGGAATCCATGAAGCAGGACATGAATTCCTTGACAAGAGCAGAAATTGATGTATTATTGAAACTCAGCAATGATTATCTCAAAGAGTATAATCGCAAAAAAGTTAGTTGACAGGCCCTTTCGTCTAGTCGGTCTAGGACACGGCCCTTTCAAGGCCATAACATGGGTTCGAATCCCGTAAGGGTCATTATGAGTACTAAACACGAAAAGTGGTTTTGGTTTTTTTTGATGATTGGAAGTTATCTTCTTGCGGCTTGGGTTTTGACTGAATGGCTGATATTTCACAATCCCAGTGCAAATGGGTTTTACCTATTTGGAATAGGATTAATCTGCTACTTTACAACAGCATGTTTTAAGAGCATTTTGTTTTTGGATAGCAAAGATGAATAATACAGAAAAAAGATTGAGAGAAATTTATAAAAAATGGAAACATGCAAATGAGGAAGTTTCCGATGTTTGTCGTGATGGTGCTGAGGAACTTCGTGTAATGCGTATGGAGTTGCAGGCTGCTAACAGAGAACTTGAAATTTACAGAGAACTAAACAAGCCAAAGTTTATTCCCAACAATGTTAATTTGCCTGTTGGATGGGGCAAAGGCAAAGACGAATAATGGATACGAGAAACCTGATTGACCACTACAAGTATTGGAGAGACGACGCAATTCGTGCAGACTTGGACGACAAGCGTTTTAATTATTCAGTTGTGTGTTGCAATATTGGGAATGATTTTAATATTGCAACCATTATTCGCAATGCTAATGCGTTCTTGGCGAAAGAAGTCGTAATTTATGGAAAGAAAAAATACGATAGGCGTGGCACTGTGGGAACGCATCACTACACCAATTTCCATCATGTACGCGATATTGATTCTCTATCCAATTTTTTTGTCAATGTCACTAATGAGTGTGTTGCTGGGGGACAAAGAATCAGAATCATCGGAATAGACAATGTTTCAGAATCTAAGGATGTGAATGCATATGAGTTTGATCCCGGTACACATTACATAATGGTGTTCGGTCAGGAGCAGATTGGCATTCCTTCGGACGTGCTAAGTATGTGTGATGATGTTCTTTATATTCCCCAGTATGGATCGGTTCGCAGCATAAATGTCGGAACTGCATCTGGAATTATAATGAATAATTATTGTAGTAAAGTACATTTTACGGTATCACAATAAATTTAAAAATATTTGTGATACTAAATAATAATGTGAGAAAAAAACGATCCCCTATTTGGAAAATATCTAAAAAAGATTTAGTTAATATTGTTTCTTCATGTGATACATTTTCTTGTATATTGTCTAAATTTAATCTATTGAATAAAGGTGGTAATGTTAAAACTTTAAAGAATAGATTGTTGGAAGAAAAAATTGACTATTCTCATATCCCGGAAGGAAGGGGTTCAAATAAAAATAGAGCGAAAGGTTCAAGGCCACCAATAGACTTAAAAAAAGTTTTGATTAAAAATTCGACATATAACAACAGAAGAGTATTAAAAAATAGATTAGTAAAAGAAAAATATTTAAATTATGAATGTGGTGAATGTGGTCTAAAAAATATTTGGAATAAAAAATCCATCGTACTTCAGTTAGACCATAAAAATGGAATTAATAATGACAATAGAATAGAAAATTTAAGATTATTGTGTCCCAATTGTCATTCACAAACAGACACATTTGCAGGAAGAAATTGTGGAGGTTAGTTCAGTTGGTAGAACGCGGGGCTTTGGTCCCCGATGTCGGGAGTTCAAATCTCTCACCTCCAGTTAAATATTATGACAGAAAAAATAATTGGTTGGAGTATCATAGGAACAATATTTGTCATAGGTATAGGAATACTTGTCTACGGCATTTACTGCATTATAGAAGATTGGAACGAAAAATGAAACCTATTGGAAAATGGATTGTTGCTAAAGCAAAGATTGGTGGAGAAAAAACCAGCGAAGCAGGAATTATCTACCAAGAAAAATCAAAATCAAAAATTATTCCCGCTGAAGTAATTTCAGTAGGTGATAAACTTACAGAAGACATCAAGGTCGGTGATATTATTTGGTGGGATGTGAGCAAGATTAAAGATGGATACCAAGGAAACCACCTAGTCCACCAAGACTGGGTTGAATTCGTAGAGAGATAAAAGAAACAACCCCGAACTTCTCGGGGTTGTCGGCCTTGAGATGCTATCTCAGGGGTATGTTAATTATTTTTGTCCATAACGATAGGCATCCAAGTAACGATCTCTTAGTGTATCTATCATTACTGCTGCTGGATGTTTGCCATGCCCACTCTTATCCAACATGGAAACAGCTGTTTCTAGTTGCTTGAGGCTCTTAGAAAGTCCTGGCTTGGTAGATGGAATTTCAGAAGTTTCTGTGCGTTCAAACTCTGAAACTTCATCACCAACAAGACCTACAAGTTGATTGTGCAAATCTTTTGGAAGCAAAGGGTATGTTTCAGGAGTAAAGTCAGTCCCTTCATGAGAGTTTCTAATAAACAGATCTGCAATTTGGCCATGGTCCATTTTACCATCACGGCTTTCATTTAGTTTCTTCAGTGTCATTGCAAGACGAGCTCTCTTGCCTGTCTTTCCACCCTTCTTGGCAGCTGCCTCTAGTTTCTTCTCTGGAATCTTTTCGCCCTTCTTGACCTTGAGAGTCTTTCGAAGAGAGCCTTCCTTCTTAATTGCTTTTTGAATCCACTTCTTCTTTTCGGCAGCTTCTATGATAAGATCAAGTTCATTTTCATCAAAGAGTTCTTCCAGAAGTTCCTCTACAACTTCAAAATCTGTTGCATCAAAACTTTCTTCTACTTTTTTGCCCATATTTGCTTTTATGGCTTTATCTCTTGAACCAAAATACTCTTTTTTAGGGCTTTCTAATTTTCCATCACCATCATAATCTTTTTTGGCCAACTTTTTGGCTTCATTTAGAGCTCTTGGAAAACCACCGTATGTTATATTGCCGTCGGTGATGTTGCGACCTTCGTTTAAGTTTATTTTTTTGTTTGGTTGAAACATTTTGGTATCCTTATCTCATCATTCCTTGTTGGAGTTGTTGTTGCATTCTTTGTTTCTTTATTTCATTGAATGCTGCTGCATTTACGTCTTGCCAGCTGGTAGTTTTTTGTGGTTCTATTTCTTGTGTTTCGGGGTCATCTGATCCATATTTCACTAGCTGCTTAATTTGCTCGCCGTGTTCTGAAGAAGGAACCAGTCCATGGAAAGGTTGTGGTTCGTTTTGTTTTCTTTCTTGTTCCTTGGCTTTTCTTTTCTTCACATATGGTGGTTCGTATTCCTCGGAACCAGTATCTGCAGAAAGAGAAAATACATCACTTTCGTTCAAAATTGAAATAAGCAGGGATTTTGTAAAATTGTCAAATGCCATCAATATATTTATTATTTTTTGTAATTAATGAAAATAAGGATATAATATGAACATGAAAGACATTGAAGAAAAAATTTATGAATTTGGAAATGTTTTGTATAGAATTGGAAGAATGGAGACCGATGATAAAATATCTTCAAAAGACTACAATTCAATGGTAAAGAAAAAGGAAGAACTCACCAAATTTTTTGATGAGTTCTTCGGTAACAAGTCTAAAAAAATGAATTAACTGCCGAGTCTACGTCTTTGTGGGGTTTGTGCTGGTGTGCCTCTGGTTTGTTGGTACATGCCTAGTAATGATCCTAGGAACTCACCTGCACTGCTATAACCTTTCCAGTAATCTGGGTTGTTCCAGTTGTCGGGCATCAAAAGTTCTCTGACCATTCTATCTAGTTGATCGTTGCTGTAAGACTGGCTTTGAACTCCAGATGGTGTAAAAGTCGTTGCAGTTGTCATATCTTCATTCAAAATGGCATTTGCCTTTTGGTAATATGTATTTGCAAGTTGCAACTTAAGTTGATTTACTTGTTCTGCTAATACTTCGCACTTGTGTTTGTAATGTTTGGTGATGTTATCCATTATTAAATCCTTGTTTTTAATATTTATGCATTTTCTCCCTTGAACCTACCTAAACGATATACCTGTCTTGAATAAGGATCATAATGGTAAGTATTTGGAGGAGAATTTTGATTTTGTTGATATTGTTCGTCAGGAAGAAGGGCTCCAAATCGCTGAAGTGTCTGTTTTAAATTTTGAGAGACATAATTCGATACCGCACCATTTGCTTTTTGCCACGTTAGACTAGTATCCTCCTCTGGATTTTCTTCGTTGGCCTTTCTTTCCATTTCATATTTTTCGCTTTCAAGTTCATCGTTGCCCATTCCATGATAAAAATTTATAAATTGCTGTAAATTTGGTATTATCGTAGTAGGAAGTGCAAAACCCATACCTAAACTTGCTTCTGGCTTTTGAAATGCTTCACCTTTTGGATTGGTAACAACAACAATCCCAGCACCGGTAGGGTTTGTTAGACTGTTGAAGGAGGGAATTAAATTTCCGTCTACTTTATCTCCACCGGTTTCGACTTTTGATTCAAAAATATCACCAAAAGTTTTTTTTATCACTTCTTCAGAATTTTGAATATTGTTTCTTTTCAAGTAATCAAATAGCTGAGACTTCAGTTGAGTCTTAAAATTTTTAAGACCAAGTTTTTCTGGGTTCAAATGAGCCCCCATCAACTCTTCAACGTTATAGACATTTCCTTCTTTTATTTCTTGCATTTAAAGTATTTAGTTATATATTTGTTTTGTTGCGGTTGTCGTATAACGGCCATTACGCGGGTTTTCCAAACCCGTCATGAGGGTTCGATTCCCTCCAGCCGCATTTAAATTGAAGTCAAAAATCTACCTAAATATTAGGTATGATAATTGATTACAATTACAAACCCCATGTTGAGTATATACCTCTCGGGGCAACCATGTATGTCCCAAGATCTCCTAATAATAAAGGTTTTATATACTTTAATGGTCAGGATGATTTAGCAAATGAATATTTGCCAACTGTAGTCGTTCCAGTCGCAACAGGTGGAACGGCTGGTATTTCTTTTCCTAACAATCTGTGCATAAGTGGGAGTATTTCAGATTCCTTTATGCAATTTAAAAGAGATTCTTCAACCAGTTCAGCCTCAACAAGAACAACTGACATTGCAATGTTTATAGATTCTACTATTTCAACTAGGGCTTCTTTTTATCCAATAAATTATCTTTACATAAATTTTAACACCACTCCGGGATCCTTGTTATTTACAGTCAGACCTCTTATAATAACATTATATTAACATGAGAAGTTATAGAAAAGTAAAACCTCTGGCGTCAAACGTTCAAGCATCATTGAACAACAAAGGACTTTTGGTAATAAATTCTGATTCTGATGCTACATTCCACGCTCAGATATTAAATTACGACAAAACAATAACTGGAGTCACCTTTGCATGCTTTAGCGTATCAACACCAACTACAGCAGCCGCCAGAGAAACAAAACCAAATTACAATTTAATACCATTTACCGTAACCAAATGGATAGATACAGCTGGAAATGGTTATTTGACCGCATACGAATTATTTTGAGATAAATAGTATTATGAGAACATTCAGAAAAGTAAAAGCCTTTGGAACAACTAGTGCGGGTGCAACTGGTGGTCGCACAAATGAAGGAATTTTGTTAGTTTGTGGTGGAGCCGCAACAACAGTAACAGTTTATAGTTATAATACAACAGGATCTACATCGCCTGTTGGTCCTATTTCTTTGGTTGCCAATCAAAGTTTTATTTATCCAATAACAGCCTACGGATGGACTGCAGGAAATACCGTAACAGGGTATGAACTTTTTTAATATTAGTTTTTACGGTTTGCTTCTTGTATAAGCTTTGTTATTTTGTTTGAAACAGTCTTTCTGTCTTCCTTGACTGTTTTCCATTTTGCAGAAGGAGTTGAGAGTCTGTAAAGCTCATCTTCATCGGATGGTTCTCTTTCCGCAATCTCTTCATCTGTCATTGGATTTTCTTGGGCAAACTTCATGGCATTGTGTGCCTTTACAAACGCTTCAGCTTCTGCTGCAGATTTGAATTGAGGTTCTGGGTGAATTCTTTCTGGAGGCGCTACAAACTCCGGATCGGCCATTTCCCCGTCTTTTGCGTCCATGGCAACTGCATTTGCATTGCCGGTTGGTTTTGCATTTACTGGGCCCTGGGCTCTTGCAGCATTTGCAGCAGCTGTTGCTGCTTTCATCTTTGCTACAGAAGCATTTGCTATTTCTTGCTTTAATTGTGTTGTTGAAAGTGGCCCCACATCTCCAACATCAGCGCTTGTATCACTAGGTGCGACGGATCCTGGTCTTTCTACTGCCATTCTTCCAACAGACAGAATATCCGGTACGCTACGGATAATTTCTTCTTTTGGGTCACCAATGTCAGACATTAATTTTCCAATTCCCGCAGCAGCAGTTTCTGATCTAGATGATTCAGAAGATGGTCTTTCTATTTGACCACGCAAGTAGTTTTTAACTGGTCTAGATGGACCTTTGGCAGCCTCATTTAATATTTCAAATCCCTTAATTTGAGACTTTACTGCAGCTTCATTTAATGAATGGATCCAACTATAATAGCCTTTATTGTTCTTCATATGAATATTTAGTTGACAGCCCTTTTCTACAATATATACTGTGGTCATGGATTATGGATCTCACGGTGCAGGCAAAGGAAGTTCCCCGAGAGCTGTAAATATGGAAACTTACGGTAAAAATTACGAAGCAATTTTTGGTAAGAAAAAAGTAAAGAAAAATTCAAAGAAAAAGACTAAATAAGTCGTGCCACTTTAGCTCAACGGCAGAGCAGTGCTTTTGTAAAGCACAGGTTGCGGGTTCGAATCCCACAAGTGGCTTTTGCGAGTTTACTCAAGTGGTCAACGAGGGCAGACTGTAAATCTGCTGGCTTATGCCTACGAAGGTTCGAATCCTTCAGCTCGCATTGGGTGATCGGCGTGGTGAGAACACGCAGTCTTGAGAAGAGTCGTGCCAGCGTAAAACGGTCTACGGTTAATCGACCGACAAAGCTGGACAAATGGGTTTAAATCCCATATCACCTTTTATGCATAACATAAACATTCCTCATTTTTATTGCTATTTGCGAAAAGAACACATGTATCAGCACCAGGATCATGTGGGAGAATTTGACAAAGTTTTGGTATTTGGTGCACAATCCTGTGCTGGATACGCCATGACTTTTCATGTGATGACTGACTATGGCATCGTTCGCAGTCGTGTTCCCGTGCATATGCTATGCTGGAAGCCGGATGCCCCTCTGATGCCGTTGGATCACCTCCAATTGTGGGATTGCTTCCATGAAAATGTATCCATGGTAGAGTATGATGCTCTTTTTGATTGCAGGGCAAAGGTTGTTCTGAAAGACCGTTCTGAACATTGGGGTGATTATGTAATGACCTTTGATTGGTACAGGAATGCCTATTCGGAGGAGCCTACCCAATACAAGTGTCTGCACATGATTGCATTGGACAATGGAAACTATACACTCCAGCCAAACAATAGAATTTTTTGGAAGAACATGTCATTTGTAACTAAGCCATTCCCGGAAAAACCGGATTTTAAGGTAGACAACAAGGCTTGGAAATGCGAAGGAGAGAGCGACAGGTGGATTATTGACGGCCACGATGACAATTATTATTATGATATAAAGCCTACTAAATAAAAATGGTATTGTTGATATCGGATTGAAATGCGACAACACAGGGGTTCGATTCCCCTCGGCTCCATTAGCCTAACCGAAGGATTCTGCAATTCCTTAGAGATGGCGATCCAAGTCCTCGTAGCAGCGGGGCAATCCCCGAAGTCCTAGGCTTCGGGAATCAGGGGCTGAAATGGCTTCGACTGGCGCAGAGTAATGAAGAAGGAGATACCCGTTACTGGCAACGAGGAACGTGAAACAACAGTTGCAAATTTAATTGCCAACGAAATGGCAATGGCTGCTTAAAGCAGTGGGGTTTCCCGGTTTTCCCGCATCTGAAAAACCGGGTTTTTGTTTGACATTAAATATTATCAGAGTATACTATTTGCATGCCAAATTCTAAGCAACGTATTACTGCTCGTCGTCACAAGAAGCGCAAGGATCGGATTGCCCGAAACCGCGCTGCAAGCCTCATGGAGGCAAAAGTTGGTACACTTCGTGCGCTTGACGCGATTGGCCAACTCCCCAAGTCTGTCAAGCAAAAGAGACTGCCAAATGGCTAAAACTGATACGCAAATGAGTCTTGCGGATGTTCGCAAGAAGTATGATTCTATTGATTGCTTTTTTACCTATTATGATGGTGACAAATCTACATTTGATTTTTATGGAACTGATGCCTCTGGTTCAGAGGTTCGCATTTCCCTTGGTGGATGCCCCGCTTGGATCAAGCATATGGCTTTTGGTCCCCAAGATCCCCTAAATATTTCTGACGCAATTGAGCGCCATGTTCGATACATCTCGGTTACCGATCATCGTGGCAAGGTAGTATACGAACAAATTTTTGACACAAACTAAGGAATTTCATGAATAACTCAGATTATAACGATTTCAACAACTGGCAAAATGGTGACGATAATGAGATGAACAATCCAAACAACTGGAATCATGGATTTTTTTACTATGGACCAAATAACCCTGCATTCAAAAAGATGTGGGAAAACATGAATTCCAATGGCAAGGATAATGACTTCATTGAAAACATGAAGGACTACATGAACATGAATGATATTTTGAATGCTTGGTCGAAAGAAATTTCAAAGCCTTCGAACAAGCAGCCACAAAAGAAGTATCCCAAGCCCAAGAACAAGACTACAATTTTTTCTCAAGAAGACTACTTAAAGTTGATTGAGATTCGCGGATATCTTGCCATCACGGAACAATTTGCTCATGTTAAAGCTTTAGACAAGCTTTTGAATCAAATTACTATTATTCCCAAGGATTCAAAATGACAGACTACATTCCTGGTTCGGCTTATAGCGAAGGGTTTAAAGCAAGAATGAAAGGTGTTCCCAAAAACAGCGTAAACAATGAGCAACCAGTCTATTTACAGGAATGGATTGCTGGTTGGGAAGATGCTCACAAAAAAATTATTGAAGATGCTAGATCCACTGTTGGTATTGAAAAACATCCAGGATTGTTTATCCAGGATTAATCATTCTTCTGATAAAATCTTTAAAGTTTTGATTAACTTGTCCGCCAGTTAATCTTCCAAGACCTCTTTCTTCCTCTGGAGTTGGAGGTCTTACTTTTTCTGGTGTTATCAGTCTACCCACTCCATATCTTGTCTGTGCTAATGGATAATAAGTTTCATCCGAACTTGCTAATCGGTATCTGAGTCCTCTGCCAGCCATATTTGCAAGTTGACCTGGAGTAACCAGTGCAATTTCTTTTGAAGGATCTGGGAACACTCCAAATGATGTTCCGGTAGTTCTTAATTTTTCAGCATGTTTTTCGGTCCATATTGGCGCAAGCTCATCTTGAGTGGTTTGACTATTGAACCAAGGATTTATAATGGTATCTTGTATCTTCTTGGCTTCCACTGTTCTGCCTTGTTTCATAAGATCTGCCTGTTCCTCCCATGCAGCTCTTCCATTTATTTTTGGCATTTTATCCAATACAGATTGGAAACGTTTCAAGCCAACGGGACCCGTTCCTTTAGGATTTTTTATATCTAATTTTTCTATTGATGTTTCACCCGTATCAGGTGAGAATCCAAATCCAGCGACATCAAAAGGCATTTTTGAACTTGTAGATCTTGGTAAAAGACTTCTCACCAATCCATGATATTGTGCAATTTCTGGTTCTTTTCCTGCCTGTGATGCAGACAACAAATCTGGAATCGATCTAAAAAGTTTTCTTCCCTGTGCTTGTAATTCTGCTGTCGGAGCATCAAAAGTTACTTTTTTTTCTACCTTTTCTGCATCAATTTTTTGTCCTCTTTCAGACATTCTTTTTTTAATTCGTTCTATTTGAGATTGTTTTGTGGCTTCTAGCTCTCCACGTAAAATATCGACAGTGTCTTTAAATGTTTGTCCAGTAAATTCAACTGGTGTAACTTCAATACCTTCTTCACTATTTTTTCTTGTAGCTACATTTTCTTGATCATCTAAAACAGAATCTTTATAAGCGGAGACCACAGCATTTTGTTCTTGAAGTATTGATAAGTTAGTCAAATTAAATTCTTCCATGAAACTAATAGGTTTCATCTTGACCCAGTGTACTTCATGTTTGCCATTCTCTGGATTTAAAGCTCTTATTGCTATTTTTGAATCCTTGTTCCTTCTTTGAAATCTTTGAAGATATTTCTTGGTTTCACTGTCAGGGATGTGTTTCCATGCTTTGTGAGTTTTGAAGTTTTCAAGATCTTCCTTTGACACATCAAACATATGAATACCACCCATAAAAGGCGCAGGGGGAGCCCCCAAGACCTTTTCATATCCCATGACACCACCTTCACTGGTGGCCTGTGCTGGGGTTCCTAGAGTTCCTGGTGCGGTCCCCGTGGTCATGTCTTCTGTCAGGAGCGTGGTAAGATAACCCTCCACAAAGAACATGAATTCATAGGGCTTCATTCCATGTTTTTCGGCATCTTCGGTGAACATCTTGAAAGTGGTCGCATAGCTGTCCAGTGCCGATCTTGTGTAAGACATTGGAACTTGATCAAATATTTTTTTCAATTTTATAATGAAATACTCAAAGTCATCTATGCTGCTTTCAGGCTTCAGTAGATTTCCCTGCTCATCTATGGCCCCAGATCGATAAGCATTTAGGCTCGTATATGGAGATGACACGGCTTGTGCAAAAGAAGACAAAGAAAATGAAGGTATATATTGTGATCCGCCCATAAAATTATTTAGTTTTCGGCATTTAAGAGTTTTCTGTCAACTCTTGGATCTGTGTTTAGTTTTCTATAATCGACTTCTGGAATCGACTTTACATCAAATTCTAAAAAAACTAGAAAAGATTTTAAGTAAGAATGAAGTTTTGGTTCCACCTTAAAAAATAAAATTCGGGAAGCATTTTGCTCCCCAAATACATTTCTTAATATTATTATGTGATTTATTATTAATCTTTCACGAATTGATTTTAGTGTCTTGTACTTATGAATCTTTTGAAGCAATCTTTTTACGTATTTTATTCTTTTTAAATCGTCTATAAAATCGCTTCTCCCAAGACATTCTGGATTAAAATAGTTATCTTGACAGAAAAGAACAAAATTTTCTTCTGTCAAAACTTCTATTTTATTTTTCATTTTTATTTCAGTGTTGGCAACCACAACCAGCACCACTCTCTAATGAAGAATCAGCACTGGGTGCTATAACCATGGTTACTTTCTTTAAGAAGTTTGGTTGTCTTGTGACAGTGACAACCAATGACAAGGAGTGGCCAAGCTTTTCCTTAATGCCATCTCCTTGAGAAAATCCTGTCTTATTAACGTCATCATAAGGATTCTGTCCATAAACCCCGATGTGAGGACTTCCATATTGAACCAGTTCAAATACATTTGGTCCCTCTTGGAGACTGCTCTTGTATGAAAAATCAAAACCAAAATGGTTTAGCTTTTGCTTTACTACAGCCAAAATGCCATCTGGATCAATGTATTCCCTTGTAGAAAAGCCATACAGCATGGCATTTATTGCATCCAAGGAATGCGGAAGCTTAATATTGAACGTTCCCTTGTCGGTTAGGGCGCTTCCCTTTGTTTGGTTCTGTGGATCTCCGATGAACAATCCACCTCCATAGGTGTGTTCAGGGGCATTTTCTTTTAAAACAGCAATTTTGTTTAGTAATTGTTTAAATTTCATGGTTGTCCTTATTATTTAGAACTGAAGAATTGCCTTTTAAGTGGCCCCACAAATTTGGGTTATACGTATTTTCATTCAAAGTTTTTAAAGTGTTGTTCGCAATGTCTTCCGTAACCTTTTTCCAAGATCCACCCTTGCTTTTGTAACACTTAGATGCCCATGCATTGGCATATGCTGAAGGATAGACATCAAACTTTGCTTTAGCTTGTGCAATGCAAGAAGCCCATTTTTTTGGATCTTTTGGCTTGTTTTTCTTTGCCTCATCCAATGTCTCGGCTTCTTCTTTGAGCATTGCACTGACCGGTTTTGCGCTCCAGGTTTTGCAAGCCCAGTATCTGGCCTTCCAACGTGGTCCTGGATTATCGCAATTATGTCTTGCACGGAAATTTTTCCGACGAGCAGGGTCGTCACGCTTTATTTCCATGTTTGGATCACCAAAGTTTACCTTAACTACATTTCCTTTGTCATTTCTTACGTAAACCTTGTATTTCTTTACGTCGCCTCTCATTATTTTGTTGAGCTTTACTTTCTTTTCACTCTCTTCATACACCATTATCTTGTCGCCAAAATCGTTGTATGCGGTTTCTTCAAGATTATCAACAAAACCCATCATTGTTTCTGCATCAAATTGCTCTGTTAGTTCACAGCCATTTTCATCTGTAAACAATACAGAATAATTGTTTTCATTTATTTCGATGTGTTCTACTTCCAGAAGCTGACCAGACTCATTTATGATGACATCGCATGGAAGCAGATCCTTTGCTTGAATTGTATCAAAATTCATTTGAAACACGGCTCCACGGCTTTCTACAAGAAAGTTTTCAAATGATTCCTTGACTTCGGTCACTCCAGTTTTTACAAAGATTGGCTTCTTGCCTTTTGATTCTCCGGTTCCCTTTTTTCCTCTTCCAGCTTTCTTTTGGGCCGCTCTTTTTCTTCGAACAAATGCGCCAATTTTTTCCTTGCCAAGTTTCTTTGCCTTTTGCTTGCTGAGACAGGCCGCATACGCCTCTCCTTCTTCTGCATCTCCACATTTTCCGACACGTTCACCCTTGGTGTTGTATCTGTCCCAGCCAGGCCCCCCGCCAGCAGATTCTTTGTTGAACCATTTTCCTAAGCCGGAATTTGCATAGACTTTTTCAAGCAAAAGTTTAACGTTCATTTCCAATCCTTGTTTTGTTTTTCGCCTTTTCTATGGCCGTTGTCAGCTCTATTGTGAGACTTTTTTCTCTTACGTAGATTATTTATGCCGTTTGAACCACCAGATCGAAGGGGCTTTTTATGGTCTATGTCGATGCCATCGCCCTTTTTCACCAATCCTTTTTTCATCATCAATTCACGGGCTTTTGTTCTTGCTGCGCGTTCTTTTCTTTGCTTTGGCTTTCCGTGGTAGTTTCTGTATTCTTTTTTGTAATCTCTTTTTGATTCTTCGGAAATTGTATTCAGTATTTCTTCAAAAATTGGAATAAGGAATTCAGGATCTTCGCTTGTTCTTTCGTATATCTTGTTCAAAATTGGAACCAAGCATCCAGATTTAAGGTCATCTTCCTGAAGTAATTGCGAACCGTATTTTGTTATTACATAAGCTTCAGAATCATTTACAATATTCATTCTTGTCAGTTGGTTCAACAAGAAATTATTTGTAAGGGTCTCAATCAACATATCATTGATAACACAATAGTTCTCTCCCAGAAGCCTAGATGCAACTTTTTCGTTTCTTACGACTGGTATTTTTGTCGTCTTTCCGTCAACGGTTACGTAATTGTATTCTATTGCATTTACGTCTTCTGGCTTAAATCCTGGCAACAGGCTTGCATTTATGTCAAAAGTAAAGTTGTTCAAGGCATTTTGAATAAAAATGTTCATTGGATCTAACTTTTTGCGATCAACAAACATCTTTTTAAGATCAATTTTTTCCTTTGGCTCTTCTTTTTCCTCTACTACTTTTCTCCACTTTGTTAGATTTTCGGCAGACTTTCCCTTGTATGTGGAAAGATTAGATCCATCTATTATTTCCTTGTTCTTTTTTACTTCTATTTTTGCAGTCTTGGAAATTTCATCAATGTAATCATCAGATAATTGGAAGACACCGTTTACCGTTACTACGTGGTTTGCAGAGGTCTTTGGATCCCTGATGTCGTCTCCTCTCAACGATGATTTGAGTGCGTTTGCAGCAAAAGATCTGAAGAATTGGCTGTTTCTCTGCTTGAAGAGATCCTTTCCAGCATCATTAACGGATTTTTGATAAGAAGTAAGAGAAATGGCTGGGTTTACATTTCCATCTTTATCAATAGCAGTTCCAAGACTTTTTCCGCTGGGGGAGGTTATGTTAAAAGACTGAAGCTGGCGTACCATCTCAGGATCTTTCAAAAGCATGGAAAGAGCTTCATCGGGAAGAACTTGTGTTGCAAACAACTCATTTTGCTGTTCAAGATTTTTTACAAATCCCTGTACACCAGGATCCCTGCTAAGGTTGTCTGGATTGAGAAGAGCTTTTCCAAGGGCATTTCCAATTATTCCCTTAACTATTTTTCCACTTTGATTCAAGTTGTTGGTGGAAATGCTCATTTCACCGCCGGCTGAAATCTTAAATTTATATTCACCACATTCAAGCTCAGGGGCTCCTTCAGAATACATCGAAGAATTTCCTGCTTCAATGCTTGAAACAAGATTCTTTATGCATTCATCTCCTATCTGAGACAGGATTTTGCTGGCTTGAAGAAACGCTCCCTTGGTGAAATCCAAAGAAGCAGCAGAAGTAGCAAGCAAAGTCTGCATTTCTTGATCACTGGCTCCCGCTTTTATCTTGGCAACAAACAAAAGAGCGTTTAGAACTTGTTGGTTGTATGGAACGCTTGAAAGCGTGTTGATTCCGAACTTGTTGCTTAGAGATTCGAAGGAAATGTTATCGAAATCTTTTGCTGCCATGGGAGAACGAAGTCTCTCAAAGAAGTCTTTTTGAACTTCTGGTGGCATTTCAGCCAGTTGATCTGGAGTCATCTGCAACATGGCCTTCATTATCTCTTCTTTGGAGAGTTTTTTGGCCTTTGGCTTTTCCTCTGTTTTCTTCTCTTCAACTTCTTCTTTTTTGCCACCCTCTTTTTTGGATGGTTCTTCTTTTTTCTTTGTTTCTTCCTTCTTTTCCTCTTTTTCCTTCACTTCACCGAAAAGAAGCTTTGATGCTCTGGTTTGCTCAAACTTTGGGTCTGATGTATATTGCTTGGCCTCAGCCTCAGTCATTACATCGCTTTTATTTATTTTTGTGTGTAGATTCTTATTGAAAGAATCCTTAAAAATCAACTGAACTCTTCCCGATGCTGTTTTTACAGCAATAACGTCTTTTACAAGCTCGGCTTTGGCCTTTCTTTCACGAGGCACTTGCTTTGCTCTTTCGGCGCGCTTGCGTGCTGCGTCCTTGGCCTTGTCAGTCGTGGCCTTGGACTTTTCTCGATCCTTTCGCATTGCTTCACCAGTTGTTCTAAAAGAGTCTGCAGCAGCTCGGGAAGCCTCGGTAAGTTTTAAAAGGTCCTTGAATTTCATCTTAAATTATTTATCACTATTAGAATCCTCTACTATTTCCAATGGATTATATAATTTGTAATTTTTATGGCTTTTTTCTATCCCATTAGCCACTTTATAGAGAGATTTTTTATCTAGTCCCCTGGCTTCAGCAAATTCAGGTATATTTTCAACAAAGCAAATTTCATTTGTCTTTGTATTCTTGAAAGTCGCAGATTTCATTATTGCAACTTTTTCAGGTGTTTTCTTTTTTACTTTTACATGGGAACCAGTTGTTTCCTTAACTTCCCGCTGTTCAACGGCGGTCCAACCTTTGTATGTCTTTCGCTTGCCATTAAGAAGTTCACAGACCTTTACAGCTGTCATTCCATGTTCTTCCGCCCATTTGCTCATGTTTGAGAAGAATTCTTTCTGGTTTGTGTGGATGTTTATAAGCCAGTAACCGTTTTGCTCGTCCTCCGGACAAACCCAAAGCCAGTACCGGCCATCTTGCTTAAAAAATCCCCCATTTTGTTGAACAAAAATTTGTCTTTGTTTTGCGGCCTTTGAATCATCATTCATCTTTGTCCAAAGACGAGATCCCCTTGTATTTACCGCCTGTTCAAGTGTTCTGAGTTCTCTGTATTCCATGGCTTTCCTTGTACCTATCTATTGTTTTTTTCAATTTTTTTACATAATTTATTGGTCTATCTTGAAATACTTGCTTTATTCCATCTTCACATGCTATTAATATAGCAAAATTTTCAACAATTATTCCAGTTCTTTCCTGAAACATCAAGGCATATGCGGAAGCTTGAAGAAAATAATTTTCAATGTCTTCTTTTCTTTTTTCTTTACTGCTGGCCTTAAAATCTATGATGGTGGCTTTTCCGTCATACTCTGCTATGCAATCCGTTCTTCCTGCCAATCCCAATGTCTCTGACCATAGTGGAGTTTCTATTGCAAGAATGTTGTCGATTTTATCCAGCTCTGGCTTCAATAAATTGAAAAGATACTTGTAATTTGGTAGCATATTATCGATATCAATATCTTCATTGTTTAAATATGATTCTATTATGCCATGAAACTTTGTTCCTCTTGATGTGACTCGTCTGCTTTCTTCTGGATTTTTTCTTCTCCAGTCAGCAAAAAACTTTTGTTTTTCCCATCCCATCACAGTTGTTACACTGGGAAAAATTCCACCGGGAGTCTCATAATGACGTGAGCCATCTATAGAAACTTCTTTAAGTTGGTTTTCCAATAATATAGTTTTGTGTGTAAACTTCTTCATGTGTACAAATCACCTTATTATACCACAATTTAAATAATAATCAAAATTATTGCAGTCTTATTGTTTGCGCTGTTCCAAAAAATTTATCCAAGTAAGCATTGATGTCTGCTTGAGTTTTTATATTTCTCAAGTAATTGTCCAGGGGTGTCCCTTGACCATCTCCTACCATACCGAATGATGGGAAACCTCCGCCAGCCGCTTTTTCTTTTGTGGTAGTTTCTTTCGTGTTTTTTGTTGTTGATTGGGTAGATGTCCTTATTGTTGTTGTCCCGCCACCACCAGTTTGTTGCGCTGGTGCTTGGGCGGGTGTCTGTGCAGGAACTTGGGCTGGTGTCTGTGCAGGAACTTGAGCTGGTGCTTGGGCTGGTGCCTGTGACGGAGCTTGAGCTGGTGCCTGTGCCGGAGCTTGAGCTGGTGCCTGAACTGTAATATTACGTGTAGTTTTAGCTCTACCTGTTACTGGTTTAGTTTCTCCAGAAACCGTTGACTTTCCTCCAGGAACTTCTGTTCTCGTAGGTTTAGTTTCTGATGGTCTAGAAACTTCTCCTCTAACAACAGTTGGTTTTTGACCAGTTTCAGCTGGCATAACCTCAACAATTCCTGCTGGTCTTGGTGGAACATTTGAAGTTGGTGCTCTTGCTGGCTCCGCTGCTCCGATTGCCAAAGCTGCCGTAGTCGCTACTCCAAATTTTTTGGCTAAAGATGGTTGAGCTTCTGGTGCAACTGTGGAAGGAGATTGTCCGGGTTCAAAATAAGGTTCAAATGGTTGACCTGGTGACCAAGAACCTTCCCCTCTTCTCCATGCCGCCATTTGTTCTTGGGGAGATAAATTTTGCCACGATGATGGTTGAGTTCTAGATCTTATTGTTATTTCTGGTCGAAGCATTTGTTTCAACCAGCCTGGTAGTTGTTTTGCTTGACCTACAAAACCTTGTGGGCTTCTTTGTGTTGCAACAAAATCCGTTGCAATATCTGCCAGTGTTTCAGCTCCTTTTGCCACTTTTCCTGGAACTGATTTTCCAGTTTCTATTGCTGTTTCAGCAACTTTTGCTGCAGCTTTGCCTGTAGCCTTCAATCCTTCTTTGCCGGCCTCCCCCGCAGCTTTTGCTCCCTGAACCGCAAGCTTGCCACCCTCAACTCCCGCAACCTTTGCTCCTCTACCAACAATTCCCGCTCCAGCTTCCCCCGCTCTAAAGCCAGGAATTCCACCTAAAACTTCACCAGTAAATCTAGATCCTTTTCCTGCTGCAACAGATGTTCCTGCTCCATAGCCAAGCAAACCAATCCCTCCAGCAGCCACAATTGCTTTTGCAGCTTTAGGGCCATACAGACCACTCAATCTTCCGAAACCGCCAAGAAGGGCTCCAGCTCCTTTAAACGCAGCTCCACCAGCTGCTGTCATTGCCAATCCTTCTGGAGTTGTCAGAGAGTCCTGCGCACCCCTCAAGAAATCATATGCCATGGCACTATTGGGATCTATTCCTGCCCAAGTTTGTATTGATTTTCCTGCAGAAGGCATCGAATATTCTCTTCCTTCAGCACCTTTTTTCATAGGAATTACTTCAAGGGGATTGGTTATATCGCCTGCCAAACTTATATATTCATCTCTAGTTAAAACATCTGCAAGATCTGGATTTCTTGATAACGCAGTTTGAAGAATTTCTGTTTCATCTGGATTTCTGTCGCCCTCATCAAATTTTTCTTTTCTTGCCAATACAATTTCCTTGGCAAGCTGGCTTCTCAATTCTTCATATTTTTTCTTATCTTCTTTAGCTAGAGGAACTTCTCCTTGTGCCATACCTTTAACAAAAGGCATGTTTTCATATGCAAACTCAGTGTAACCAGATTTATCGGAAATATCCATTAAACCCTGGCCGAGTTTTTCTCTAACATTTGATGGGGCTTTTCTTGTTTTGCTATACTCAATTACACCCAACTCTTCTTTTTCCAGAAGAATCTTATTTTGGTATCTTTGTTCTAAAATAAACTCTACGTTTGGGTGTAATTTTCTGGCCATTGTATTTTTATTTATCTAGGTACTTGATTCTTTATTTGTGCCAATGTTGGGCGAACTGGTTTTTTTCCAACTGCGGGGCCAGCAAGAATTTCACCCATAGTTTCCAATTTTGGTGGAGCGGGCGGAACGGGAGAAGATCTCTCGGAATATCTTGAACCTATTGCGGCTTGTGATGAAGATCCCATTTGTGGTGTTCCCGGGTTCATTTCATCGTTCATTTTTCTTATTGTAAGAGTCAATTCCCTTACTGCATTCGCGTCGCCACTCTCCCTTGCCTTTCTTAGTTCCGCTTTTTTTCTATCTAACTCACCTCTTATTGCTATATTTGCAGTAGCAATTTTTTCATTTCTTTGTTGTCTGGCTGATCTCACGGCTTCCAATGATCCTGGATCTCTTGGATTGTATGATGGAACCTGTTGTGCTCTTGCAGTTCTCAAATCCTTCATCATTTCTCCCTGCTCATAACTCAACTCTGCAGCAGGCATTGATGACTGTGGCCCAATGAAATTGACTTCAGCTGGTGTTAGATCCGCTGGTGGAGGAGTCAATGCATAGGATGGCAAACTTTGAAATCTGTTCATTGATGGGGAGAATTGCATTGAAGATGCATATAATCCCATTTCTCTGTTAAGATTTTGGTCTTGGGTTCTGGGGCTCAGAATATTATTTTTTCTGCCGGGCTTTGTTGAAATTTCAGGATTCAGTAAAGCCTCATTGAGGTTTTTTTTTAAATTGAACATGTTGTCAACTATATTTGGAGTAAATGCCTTGCATTCAGGTGTTCCGTTCTTGACTGCTTCTTCATTCATGGAAAGCAAAGAATTTACATTCTTGATAAGATCTTCTGAAAAATAAGACAGTTCATTTGCCATTTGTTTGTTGGAATCCTCTGTTAACACTTGTGGTGTATGCAGTTTATTTTGTGAAACCAACATTTTTTGAATGCTTTCCTTCAAGGATTCTGGCTTGGCCTTCTTTTGAGTGGTTGAAGGCTTTTTGTTCAAGAAATCCTTGACTTCCCAATAAAATTGTTTATCTTGTTTATTATCCATGGCTGTAAAATATTTAGATTTTCATAAATACTTAAAAGGTATGAAGAAGCAGGTTCTCTTGCTAAATCAGGATAATACACCCTTAAATATTATTACAATTGGAAAAGCCTTCAAACTTTTAAGTAAAGACAAGGTTTATGCAGACTTTGAAAGTAGTGAATTTTATGAAGTTGCTTCGGTCTCAAAGATCGTAAAAATACCCAAAATTTTAATACTCAAGTATTACGTAAAATTGCCATATAAGCGGGTTGCTCCGTCAAGAGCCAATATTCTCCGAAGAGATCAATACTGCTGTCAATACTGTGGAATTGAATTGTGTGATAAGACGGCTACCGTTGATCATATTGTTCCTAGATGCAAGGGAGGAGGCTCTACTTGGGTGAATCTCGTAGCAGCCTGCAAGGATTGCAACCTACATAAAGGAAACAGGACTTTAAAAGAAGCCAAGATGGATTTGAAAACCAAGCCGAAAGAACCATCTTATGGATTCTTGTTTGACCATATATTGGTGACATTCAGAAAGACGAAAAATGCCTAACTATTCATTTAACTGCGAAGCATGTGATCATAAATTTGAATTATTTCTAAAGATGAGTGAATGTGAAAATCCACTCAAGGAAAAATGCCCAAAATGCAAAAAAAAGAAAGTTGTGCGTGATTGGGCAGACCAAACAAATTCAATTGCCATCGATACAACCCTAACCCCTTCAAAGGTTAATGGAAGCGCATGGAAAGAAGTAATAGATAAGATTAAAAATTCAGGCCATGTTCCAAAGAGATATCATGACAAGCTTGAAAATTCTGGAAGACATGCTGGTAGATATGTCCGTTAAATTTTTGAGTTTACAAGAGACTTAAGAATATAATAACTGTCTATAATATCCGTCACAGGATTAGTCAGAGATTTTTGCTCAAAGACCGAAATTAAATCGGTCTTTGTCTCTTTTAGGAAGGCTTCATACATTGCCTGTTTGTCGGCGTTTCCTTTGCCTGTGGCGAGTTTCTTTACTCGGGATGGCTCTACGACGGTTACGGGGACGGCGAGCTTATGGAGTTTGTATTTCAATATTCCACAGTTCTCTGCCAGATTAAAAACTCTACCGTGTGAGCCGTATGAATAACCTTCTATGGCAACATCTGCAGCCCCAATACATAAATTTGTTGCCCATTCTGAAATGGTATCAAATCTTTCTGTATCGTGGGCGTATTCCTCAAAACCTTCACCATTAATATTTGGTGCAATTTTTGTAGCAAACTTTTTTGTGTTGGTCAAAAAATAAAATGAGCAATTTTGAAAGCAGAATTCCCGCTTTTCATCAAAAAGGCAGATGGCTGGGCTGGTTATAGAATAGTCAATCCCTACGAGCATATAGAACATATATATTTATACCTTGGCCAGCAGCGGTGGTTCCTTAGCATTACGATGAGCATTATACTTCGACTGGCCCAAAAGGAATGCGTGGAACTACCCACCGCCGCTGACAAAAATATTTATGAAAAATCCTTCCCACAAGGGAAGGATTTTTTATGCTCCTCGGGCTGGGATCGAACCAGCGACATGGAAGTTAACAGCTTCCCGCTTCTACCAGCTGAGCTACCGAGGATTGAGGATCAGACTATCTGGCAACCGCCAGCACTGCAGGCATACTCCTTTGCTGCCTCAGTATTGTCTTCTGCTTCATATTTAGACAGATCCTTGAAGTTAACCTTAACCTTTGGATGTGCCGAATAGGTAGCAGAATCAATTTGCTCAAATGGAGCCTGAGCGTATGTATGACTATCTCCACCAGGAAGGAACGAAATTCCTGTTGCCACATCAAAGTTTTCCCACAGCCACTGACCGACTTCAAGGAACTCAGAGTCCCTGTAGTTAACGGTGATTGATGGCTTGTGGTGGCAATAGTGTTCCTGATATGTCTTCCACAGATCCAAGTGATCCAATGCACGGAGATCTTCCGTGGTGATTGTTCCCTTGGGGGCCTTCATCGCAAAGGTGAAGACCGCTGTGTTTCCTGGGTTGATAACATCATCTTCACAAGGAACGCCTTGATCCTTCATGAGATTGTAGATTGGATCCTTCTTGTCGATGCGAATTCTACGATAATAATAATCCGCGTATCTTGGGTGTAGCCCTGATGCAGAATCCACCAAACAAGAAGTTGTTCCCTCTGGCTTGACGCAAGTGATTGATTTGCTTGGATTGATACCAAGCTTTTCTGCCCACTTGAGATTGGTTGCAGTTGCGTGGTCGCGCAGGGTTTCAAGTAGACGGATCAACTTTGGCTTGCCTTCAAGACCACTGGTAAGTTTGTTGTCATATATGCCCGTCATGCTGACACCTAGCAATCTTTCGTCTTCACAGTTCTTCTTCCACTCTGGACGAAGGTACGGGAAGTTGGTGAATGTGGATTGAACAGTTCCTATGATCGTGGCAATCTCAATCTTCTTCTTCAAAGTTGCTGCAGTATCATCGGGACGAACGACAACAGTTGAAAGATTGCAGAACTCAAATGGCTTGAGAATGATCTCCGAGCATGGGTTTGTTCCATACTCACAGTTTTCATCTCGGCCCCATTTGGCTGCTTGCTCTTGCAAGGCTCTCCTGTTGATCATTCCACGCTCACCGCTGTGGCTGTTGTACAGTGATGTCCACTCCTCAAGGAACTGACCCATCGGTGGGCGACCACGATACACAGCAGAGTTATTTGCGTATGAGCGGAAACCAGCCTGCTCCCACCATGCACCACTCTTGCAGTGGGCCATCTCACGATCAGACAGATCGCTGAGAGAAATCATGGCAGAACGACGAACACCACCAACAATAACAGCATTGGCAATGGCACAGCAAATATCATGGCACTCAAGAGCAGTCAACTTGCGTCCTTGTGCGTTGTAAAAAACCTTGACAAGGAATTTAAACAAATTGTCAAGAGGTGCTGGACCACTGGCGCGGCCACCAAATGTCTTGAGTCTTGCGCCAGCAGGACGAATCTTGCTCAAGTCCCACTTGATGTGGCGACCTGCATATAGATGATCCATCAAGAACTTGACGGCATTGCCCCAGCCCTCCTTTGAATCTTCAACAACGTAAGTCACGTTGAAGTGCTTCTCAATCTTGCTTGCAACTGTTGGAAGTTTGTCTGTGTATTGACGCTCAACAGAATAACCAACGCCAGTTCCATTCATGAGAACGACAAACAACTCAGCAAATGATTCAAGAGAATCGATTGGCAAATAAGAGCAATTGTACAAACAAGTATTGTCGTGGTCTAATGCTGGTCCAGCAGTCATCAGACTACGCATAGATGGAAGAACCTCAAGATTCAGAATTGCATCCTTTACATCAGGGCGTTCTGCAAGTTGAGGAACCTTGTTCGTAAAGTAATTCCACCAACGCTCCACGCATTCCTCCCAGCTTTCTCTGCGATTGTAATCAGGAAGCCATCTGGAGTAGCGTGAGATGAAAATAAACGATTGAAACGGTGATAAAATTTCTGCCATATTTGAGACTCCTATAGTGGTGTCTTTATTTAGTTGTTAGAGTTTGCCACGAAACTGGGAAAAGGGGAGCAATTAATTTGTCAATTGCTTTTGCATATTGCTGAATTTCCCATTGTGCGTGAGCATCGATTCTCAGGTTATAAACGCGGGCAAATGCATAGAGAGAACCAGTCCACACAAATTCCGTATAAGTTCCTTGGGGAAGAATGGATCTTGCCTGTTCGGGGGCAACACCATCTTGGATAAGTTTGCTATAAAGATCAAGACATTCTTTTGCAACTGCGTCATATTCTTGGCGCATACGAATGCATAAATCCATATCTTCAATTGCACCACTACTTCCTTGTTTAGCACCATCAGTAGGTGCATTTCGCCAAAGTGGCGTATAGATCTCCGGTTCAAATGTAACATAACGACGACTAACCTCATTCATTACCAGACCAATCTGATGCTTGCCCAGCTGCGCACGAACAAATATCGGGCACTTGATTCTAAGGCTAATCTGAGGATGACAGAATGGAGTGAAGTGATCGTGCTTTGCAAGATACTTAATTAGTTTGGAATCTTTTTCAGGCAAAGATTTAATTGGAACATGGCTATCAGTATAATCCCAAGAACTTTCCTTGTTGAAGGAAACTCTTGCTGCATTGACTACACTAAGATCCGAGCCCATCCAATCAACTAGATCAACGTGACCATGATCTAAAACAAAAACTTTATTAGTCTGATCCGTTTTTGTGGTTGCTGTCTGAGTCATCATTTATATCCTCATCTTCATCTACAAGTTCAATCTTTACGCCGGGAATCTTGGTAAAATCTGCTGCATATTCTCTGGCTCTTTCCCATAACTTTGGATCCATTTCCTTAACATATTCACTAAATCGGTGAACAAAAGTAAGATATGCCTCACTTGCCTTTAATACATCTTCTTCTGAGATATCGTCGTCATTATTCATTTTATACCTTCTTCCAATAAGTGTACTTCATTTTTGCTTTAAGTCCAGAATATACATTGTTTATTATCAATTTGGTGGTTATAGAACTTCCATAAGCAATTACCATGTCATTGATGTCTTTTTTATTTATCTCTTCGGGCCATATGACTACATTTCTTCCCGCATCAATGTATTTTCCTACGAGTGATACTATTTCTTCGTTTCTTGGTTCATTGTCAAAAATAAAAACAACGTTTGAATTACTGATCTTTTCAGGAAGATCCGCAAGCCAGCCTGCGCCTTGCATTGCAACACCATTGCTCATGAACATTGAATCTATCGGACCCTCTGTTACGTAAACCGTGGATCTTGGATCAACTTTGTTTAGATTATACCAAAGACGTTCGCAACCCTCTTGTTTGAGCGTGATATAGCGGATTGCATTCTCAGTGAACGCTCGTCCCTGGACACCAATGAGGTTTCCGGCCTCATCGAAGAATGGTATAACGAGCCGTTCTTCCTGCTTTCCTTCACGATCAAAGGACTGCATGATCTTACTAAAGTCATTAGTGTAATAAAAATTTGTATACTTTTCTTTCGGAATCCTTCTAGATTCAACATATTTTACCGCCTTATGATCTGGGTTGAGCAGGTCAAGCCGTGTGCCGAGTTCAGTAAATACAGGGTGACGCTTTGGCTGCTCTTGCTTTTTAATTGGTTCTGGGTTTTTCTCTTTGTAAACTTCAAATGAGTATTCTTTGCAGAGAGATGGGCTGACACTTTCAAGTACAGAATATAAATTACAAGAAAAACCGCAATTGTGGCATTTGTAAACATAATGACCTTTGTTCTCAAAGAAATATCCCCTTGTCTTGGACTTGTTTTTCTTTGAGTCGCCACACTTAAAACATCTACATGTGGCTAGTGAATCTTTTTTCCACTTAAACTTCTGCAGCGAACCAGACACAAGATTCACATACTTCTTGTCAATATACAGCATTATTTAGCGCCTTCAAAAGACCAATTGATTGCCTTATTCTTCTTTTTTGCAAACATTGGATTGAAAGATTCGCCATCTGACCCCGAACCAAAGCCTTCTTCATCTGTGTTGTTGGCGTTGATTAGGTTATTGTTGCTGTTATCAACATCAAAAAATTTCATCTTTGATTTGTTAACTCCAACCAAAAACTTTCTATTCTTTGTAAGATCGTTTCCTCTATTTTTGAGTTGCTTTACCATTATTTGACCACCTGTGGCAAGCTCTTCATTTTCAATCAAAGCAAAGAAAAAATCTGCTGTTTGAGGGAGTCCAAAGCTTTCAGAAGTATCAGTCATTTCCATATCGCTGCTTTTTGCACCTTCACGGTTTACCTGAGTTGCCGTCCATAGAGGCACATTAAACTGCTTTGCAAGACCTCTGAGTTCTTCTGCAATTCCCTTTACGTAGGTATAACTATTCATTCCATTGCCCAATTTGAATCGAGCACAAGAACAAATATTCAAATAGTCAACAAAAATTACATCGGGGATAAACTTCTTCTTGATCTTAAGTTCCTCAAGAAGATTCCTAAAGTGGGTTACGTTTCCTGCTGCGGTTGGATATTCCTTGATAATGAGTTTTCCACGGCATGTGCGCTTTAAATTTTCAATCTTTCCTTCGTACTGTGCGTGCGGCATCTTCTCAAGTACGTGCATATCCGTATCAAGAAGATTGGCATCAATTCTTTTTGCTATTTCCTCTTCGGCCATCTCCAATGTAATATACAGTACATTCAAATTTTGTGAAAGACATGCTGCTGCATGGTGGCAAAGAAATGCGCTCTTGCCGACACCGGATGCTGCCATGACGACATTCAATGTCTTCTTCCGAGTTCCACCACGTGTAATGACATTAAACATCTCCAAATCAAATGGAACCTTTTCTTCTACACGGTGATAATAATCATATCTTTCATCCATGTCTTCCAGGAAATCATGGCCAACTCTGGTATCAAAAGATACCGAAAGAGCTTTTGACATTATTTCTGGAATAGCATTTTGAGTTTTTTCTTTGTCTTTTCCCTCTATGATACCGATTGATTCCATGATACCATTATAAATTGCTTTTTCCTTGCAGAACTTTTCTGTATTTTCTACAAGCCAAATGGTATCGGATTTTTCTCCCTCTTTGTACATTTCCTCTGAGATAGAAACGCACTTTTTGAACTCTACTTCACCGAGACCCTTTTCATTTTCAAGAGAAATGAGAATAGCATCCTTTGTTGGAATGCTATTGTACTTCAAGATAAACTTGCTTACAATATTGAAGACCGTCTTTTCAGACTTGTCATGAAAGTATTCCTCTTGAAGGAACGGGACAACTTTGCGAGCATAGTCCTCATTGAGGACCAAGTTCTTCAGAATAACTGTTTCCATGTTTTTATTATATCTTGTTTATTAAACTAGTCAATTCTTATCTTGGTGAACGTCATCTTCAAGATCTACTGGTTCTTTTGTAGTTGCTTCTTTTTCTACAATATCAACAAAAATTTCTCCAACCGTTTGAGTAAAATTTTTTTCGTGTTGATCAAAATTTTCTGGTGCGGAAATCATTGTTATGTCCATTGTCACTGCAAGTTGCCCATCATCAGTTTCTTTTAAAGATATTTTGCCATATTTGTAGACAATATCTTTAAATTCACCATCTATAATATGTATTGGACATGTTTCATTTTCTTGGAGAGAAACATCTAGCAATTTATACTTAGGTGGATTGGCCATATTTAAAATCCTTTTGAACTGCTGTGTCGAGTTTATTTAGAATGTCCAGAGTAAAATACTTTTCCGGTTCATCATCAATGTTTTTCTCAAACACCTTTGATCCATCTGGCAATTCAATTCTAGTAGAAACCTTTTTAAAGATTCCGTATTTGATTGCAAGATCAGTGAGACCATAATACCTGCTAAGACCGGATGTATAATTTAGCCTTGTCTCAACCTGCATATTTTCCTTGACAAAACGATTCTTGTAGTTGGTGCACTTAATAAAGTTTCCAACAACACCATCATCTGTCTTGTCTTTGCTCTTTGAGAGAGTAAGAATATTGCTTGCTGCATATTTCAAACCAATGCCACCACCAAGTTCCTTTGTGGGTACATATGCTCCAATTACCTGATACGTGTGATTGGTAAGGAGCATGGGAATCTTGGCTTTGCCAAGCTTCAGAGTAAGAACTCTGAACGTTGCCTTGGTCTGTTGGGCCTTGGTCATGTCACGAACATCTTTCCCCTCAGCAGAGTCAGTCATCTCTTTACGAGTAGACAACATGCCAAGCGAGTCGAGAACCATGAAGACCGGCTTTCGATCTTCTTCGGGCTGCTCAAGAATGTCATTGACAATCTTGAGTGCCTGGGTCTTGAACTCTTCGATTGTGGCAACGGGAATGACTGCTACACGCTCAGGATCAACTCCCCGTGCAGTGAACATGTCAGATGTTACTGCTTGCTCGGTATCAAAATAAATCACAACACCGTCTTTGTGATCCTTTAGGAACTGGCCTGCGATGCCAATGGCATAGAAGGTCTTTCCCGTTGCCGGATCCCCTGCCAAGCAAGAGATCTTGTTGTTTGGTAAACCCCCGAAGATGGATCCAGACAGCAATGCATTCAATGCATAGGAACCAGTGTCGATGAAGCCAGATACGTCAGCTCCATCAATGCCTTCTGATACAAGAGTTGCGTCAGGATTATCGATTTTGCTTATTAAATTTTTTAGATACTTTGACATTTTTTGCTTTCTTAACGGAAAGTATAACACTTGCATAGTTATCTGCAAGATTACTTTCATCAATTTCTATATTAGTGATTACAGGAGTGTCTTCAACATCAAGAAGTCTATCACCAACGATATAGCATGGACCGCCTTCAAAATCAAATAAACCAGTGCCGTGGCGAGTATAAAGAGACCTGCCTTCGATTCGGTAACGTCCATCTTCAAGAAGCGTAATAGTTCGTTCATCACCATATCTAGATTTAAGTTTCTTTACCATTTCTTAACACTCCTCGTTTATAACTTTGAGCAGTTCAATCTCTTCTTTAAGATCTACCATTTCTTGTTCCAAACTTTTTATGCGCTCTGTTTGCTCTCTAATCAATTTTTCATATTTAAAAATTTTTGACTGAAGGATATTAGTATCAACAACATCATGAACCAATTCTTTATTCATGATTGCGTATTTTCTTCTTTGTTTATAATAATCTTCGTATCCCATGATTCTATTATAACTCAAACAAAGAAGTCTTCAAGTGTTGCTTGCTTATTTATTGACCAACCAATTGCAGAAAGGATGTTATCCAAAGGTTCGCCAAAAGTTTTTTCAAATTGCTTGTTTTTGTCTGCGTAAACATCGAGCTGAAATTCCTTTGGTGGTTTTCCGATAAACCCCATGACTGCATCTTTGCCAGACATTCCATATGGATTGGGAACCTTGACAAAGACAAACTTCATCTTGTCACTTTCTTTTATTGTCTGTACTTCCTTTTCAAGATTTATTTTCTTTACATAGGCATTGTGAAGCAATGCAGCCTTGGTTGCGATTGGTGTTCCTGTCTTGTAAATTTTAGCAACATCGGAATACTTTGAAATTCCCTTGACGCCCCGAGGAGCTGCGATGTCTTCTATAGGCAACTTCATAAATTCATCATAGAATTCATCCACATGCATTCGCAACTCGCTCGGGGTTTTGGTCAGGATAATCTTTATGCAATCCTTTAACTTGTTTCTAAC